GGGGAACTGGTCGAGCAGCCTCGAGTTGCGTCGGCTGGTACGGAGGGAGTCGTCCCGACACTCCCCCTAAAGGTTGCGGTGGCTGCAGACGGGTCTGCAGTCGGCGCACCAGTGGTAGTAACGCCTGAGCAATCAGGAGCCACAAAAGCGATCCGGAGGCCCCGGGGCGGTTGCGCCGTTGGTGATGATGTTGCGGAAAAGCCGTGTGGGTGTAGAAGGAAAGATGGCACGCCGTATCCTTTCGAGTGTGAGACCTGTTACTTTGAAAGAAGTCACAGGGAGAGAAAGCAAGAGACCATCAAGAAGGTGAAGGAGGCGGCGAAGGTTACGAAGAAGCATAGGTGCAGCACCAGGCATTGCATCTATCGAGACGGTGCCAGGAAGAGCAGGCACTGGATGGTAATAGGCGAGCAGCGGTGTTTGTACTGGGGGGATTGTACACGAGACTCAGGTTATAGAGTGACCCCCAGCGTAGCGCTTGCCAAGTTTGATGACGTGAAGAGGCCTGGCAGAGAAGTATGCGTGCACTGTGGGGGTGTGGAATTTGTGTGTTGTAAGAACCCCAACATCGTGTCCGATCAAGTGTCACGCAGAAGAACGTCAGTTGCATGCCTCAATTGTGAGGCTGTGCACCAAGTAGGACCGAACAACTTTATCCTGTATGATGCAAAATGGCAGGATGATTGCAGATGCCAGTGTGACAGGTTTGTCGGGCGAAGCTGGGGAACACAGAGTACGAGGTGCCACAGTGCTAGGCACCAGAAAGCTAACCCAAAATTAGGGTCAAAAACCCGCCGAGCGGGTGGAAACAGCAAGAAGATCATACGTGAGTCGCGTGAAGTTAACAAGCCCTTCCGTGACACCCCCAAAAAGCCAGGCATGATGAAGGTCACGAATGGGAATGGGCCAGCACTTAAGGTGATCACAGGGCCCCCTGCCATTAAAGAGACCATTGACGACATCTGTAAGTTGCACGCAGGACAGTGGACGACCCACAGGAACAAGAGGAGGGTCGTGTTGTTTGGAAAGGGGTCCTACACATATTCGGACACAGTGCTAAGAGCTCTCGAAAAGCCTGGGTGGCTTTTGGCTCTCGAGAAAGTAGTGAAGGCGAGATTGCAGGATCCTCTGAGGAACCTGTGGATTGAGGGGCAGTTTGACACTGCGCTGGTCAATCATTATCCCAAAGGCGTAGGAATCCCACCACATAACGATGCCGAGGAGGAAATTGACCAGTCTGCCCATGTTGTTTCCTATTCAATAGGAGACACAGTGAGGTTCTCAGTGAAGAAGGGAAAGGCGACCCCTGTGAGCACGCTGTTGCACGACGGAGAAATTGCAGTGATGGAGAGCGGCTTTCAAGCCGATTATACTCACTGGGCCGAAGGGCCGTTGAATGAGCGTGTGAGCGTGACATGGAGGAAGTTGCTCCCTAGTGGAGAAGACATTTTAGAGAACCCAAGTGGAGGAGTCCCTGAATCCACACCACCAACTCCCCCAGTAGGGGTAAGGTGTGATGAAGAAGTTGAGGCCTTGTTTGCGAAGGTGGACAAGGAGACCGAAGAATTCTACGAGCGTAGGCGGCTGTCTAGAGAAGAGAAGGAGGCCCAGGAGTCATTCATTAATGCCTGGTGCCATGAGGCTCAAGAGCAAGAGGAGTTTACAAGTAAGCCAGAAGTCATTCAAAATATCATGAAACACTGGTGTTTAGATTCCCTCTGCTATAGAGCATGTGAAAAGAGACATAGTTGTCCAACCAGATTTGCCAAATACGCGATAGACTTTGGGGTTGAGGTGGCCCTTAAAGCCACCAAAGACCCACAGGTCTCTCACGGAGCCCTTGAAGGAGACTGCAGCCAAGGGAATCCAAGCAGAAAGGCCGACGGAGGAAGCGTCGAAGATAGAGAGCGAGAGGAGCGAGAGCGTAGACGAGTACGAGACCGCGAGCGAGAAGAGCGCGAAGAGCGAGAAAGAAGAGAGCGAGACGGAGTCGAGCGATTACGAGGATGTCCTGTACGGGTGCAAGAGCCCGTGGGTGAAGAGCAAACTCCCGATTACACTTCAGTGGGAGTACCCGAAGAGGACGAGGGTATGGGAGTGGCTTTTGGGGGTGAGATTAAAGCCGGATGGTTTGGGAACATCGGACGAGCGTGCGTACGAGTTCGACAGAGCTTCAACAACAAGCTATGCAACTTGTACGGGTTGTTGGGGGCCAAGAGGGAGGTACATGTATTACCACGAGTGGCAGGAGAACATGGAGGAGCTGTGCAAGGCACTGAGGCCCTCCAGCTGGAGAACCTGCGCCCTGGGCCCGTGCGACAACTGCAAAGTGCCACGGATGTGGGATGTGTTCAACGAGCTGTACCAGAACTACAGCATCGAGCACCACTGGGACGAGAAATCGTCAGCGAGAGAAAGGTGGACGCTGAAGGAACACTCCGGAATGATAGGAGAGTTGTCTCTGAGACCAAACCTGCCAAAGAGGCCATTAGACAAGAATATCCACCCCTGGCTGTCAACACCCGCCCCACCCAGTCCCGACAGTGCTCGACCGTACACAGAGAAGAACATGACGAGCAAGCTGCTAGCAGAGGCGTATTGGGATCTGCGCAGGTTGAAACAGGAAAAGGCCATGCGAAAGGCGCGGAAAAGGAGAAGAAACCGATTGCGCAAGAAGTGATGGAGAGCATGGTCCCGCGAGCCGGCAAAAAGATCTTGCCGAGGAACTACAAGGAGGAGTTGAATGCATTCCTGGTACAGCAATGTGCTTTTGGGGGTAGAACTGTTTCGGACACGTACGTTCTGAACAAGAAAGCCATCGATTGGCTAGAACAGTTCGACCTGGAGGCTTCAGGAATCACTTCAGCTGAACAGTTTAAGCTAGTCACCCTAGAGGCCAGCACGAATGCCATTTTGGATTTTGAGCAAGCAAAGAAGTTGAATGATCGGATGTTTGAAGTAGCCGATTACCTACAGCTCATCAATGGCTTTCTGCGGAAAGGGAACGCTTTCGGGTGCGTTGTGCCAATGTGGGCGCTTGCCATAGTTTTCTGTTGTCTGTGGTTTGTGTCTTGGTACGGCGTATACGGCACGATAAAGGCTGTTTGGATTCCTCTGGATTATGTTCGCTACAACAATAACCGCGTCCTTGTGGCGTACGTTACTGCTTGTGCTTGCGATTGTCTGTTGGCAGTGATTGGAGTGTGGGCGCTGAAGGCTTTCCTACGGTGCATAGGGAAGTGTGGACTTCGTCGATTCCGGTGCAGGTTTAACAACCCCCTGCTTGAGAGATATGGCCGGAAGACTTACACCAAGCGTTGGACAGTTACAGCTCGTCATAGGGTTGTTGCGTGTAGCTGTGGACCACTTCACCAACGCTGGATGGATGGAGAAGCTAGTTGTCCAAGGAGAACCATGTGTGGTGGATGCTTTGCTTGTACTGAGGCTCCCGTAGTTGGGTGGCGCAACTGGTTCAAAAGACCAGAGTATGATGATGTGCGCCAGGAAGATGAATTGTTGTACGACTACGGGAATTGCCCGGGAGAGGGACACGAGTTCCTTTTTGAAGATGGTGAGCGAGTTGCCGGGCAGGATAGAATGGAGTATTGCATCAACTGGGATGAGATGTATGAAGATGGTGAGCCCATGGACATAGAGTGCGAAGCCCCGTGCACTCGAAAAGGCCGGATTTGTGGAGAAGTGCGGATTCTTAACTGGGAGTTCCCGGCCTGGTGTGAAAGAGACATCGAAGAACAATGTAAGGAACGCGTCGACAATGCAAGAATCCGCGTGGACAAGGTGTACTTGGGGAGTAGGGACTTTTCGAAGTGGTTGGTGATACCTACCCAGTGGTGCCTGCCGAACGACGGCCTCATTTGGCTGTTGGTCGCCCTTTTTGGAGTATACAAGATACTCGAGTATTCCAACTATGTTGGATTTATGCATTACGTTTATGCATTGTACTCGACATGTGAGTATACGGGGGTGCAGGAATGGGCACATGGAGTGTTGGGTGAAACCAGCCCGTGGGAGTCTTTGCGGGAGGCTGGGTACGAGGATTGGATGAAAGGCTGGCTTGGAATTGAATGGGTGCATGTCGCCCCACTGATTGACCGCATTAGCTGGTCTAGCCATGCCTGCATAGCCATCGTATCTGGGTGGAGCGCAGCTTTGGAGATTGCAGCGTTGCGTAGAGCGCTCACCTTCACCAAGCAAATTGCCTCCCCAAACTAAGTATGCCGGTTCTGGGGTGTGCCATGCCAAACAAGAAACTAGCAGAAGGATGCGCAGTCACTTTCGTGCCCAACAATTTAAAACGAGAGGTGACTAGGCGGGTTGGAACGGTGTTTGCAAGGCCCACCGTCTGTGAGAAAGAGTTTGGGTTACATACTCACACGGTGAAGGACGAACTGCAAACAATATGCAATAGGCATTTGATGGAGACGCCGCAACCCGTGGAAGATAGTTTGGCATGGAGAACGTTTAAGAAGATCATGAGAGAGCTGAGCCGGCAAATTGGGAAGGTTCGGTCGGCTCCACTCTCAGCAGTGCTCAAGGGAAAGACAGGCCGCAGGCGCAAGAGGTTTCATAACGGCGCTGCGAAGTTAAGGCTCGAGGGAGTCACAAGAAAAGATGCCCGGATAACGGAGATGCAAAAGTTGGAGATGTACGAGGTCAACAAGATACCTGTCAAGGAGGACAGAGGAATACAGTATAGAAGCGTTAAGTATAACGTGGCATTGGCGAAGGAGCTCCATAACATCGAGAAAAGGTTGATTGGACTACATGAAGACGGGTTTCATCCCGTTATGAAAGGAGCCACGCCACAGCAGAGGGCAGAGAGGATTGCCCTAGCTAGTTTGAAGTATAAATGCCCACTGTATTTACTGTTGGACCACAGTAGGTTCGATGCCCATGTTTGTTACTTGCTCTTGAAAGAGGAGATTGCTTTTTATAAGAGATGCCGAAAAGATAGCAGATACCTAGAGTTTCTGCTGAATTTGCAGTTGAAGAACTTCGGCGTCTCAAAAGGAGGCATTCGTTACAAGACCAAAGGCAAGAGAATGAGCGGTGACATAAACACCGGCGTCGGTAATACTGTGTTGAACCTCGCCATCATCAAGGCATGGTTGAGAGTTTCGGGCGTTAAAGGAACAATATTCCTTGATGGTGATGACTCAGTCGTCATCATTGAGAAGTCTGACTTTGAGAAGCTGCTGCCAGTGGAGGAGTTCATGCTTCAACTCGGTATGGTAACGGAAATGGACGTCACAGATTGCTTTTGGAAAGCAGAGTTCTGTCAGTCACGACCTGTCCTTGTGGACAACACGGTGAGATACGTCCGTAATCCCCACAAAGTCCTAGCGACCGTAGGACAAACTGCCGAGAATGTCGGAAAGGAGGTGATCGAGGAAGTTGTGCGCGCAAGTTGTATGTGCGAATTGGCTTTGAACGGGAATTGCCCTGTTATATCCCCATATTGTAGAAGACTTATGGGTGAAGCCAAAACGGAAAACACCAGATTTAACCCCTCCCAGTTGTGGAAGGCTGAACAGTATGGCACGAAGTTTGAGGTGCCTGAGGAAAATGAACCTACTGTTGAAAGCCGTGTTTCCTTCTGGAGAGCGTGGGATATAGACCCGTCTATGCAGCACGCCATGGAGAACCAGCACATTATAGTTGGTGATGCCCAAGGTAGTGCTAAGAAACGGAAGAGCAAGCCCATCAAACCTGATGAGGAGCTGCTGGAAGAATGGAGTGGATACAACGAGCCTGAGTGTGGGTGTGGCGACTGCCCCACTTATGGCAGTGAGGAAGCGTACAGCGCCGCTAGGCTGTGGTTAAAATAATACTCCCTTCGGGGGGGGCCACTTCACAGCCCGGCGGGATCAAAGCCCTTTCCGG